TGGAGCTGAAGAAGCGGTTAAAAAAATCGTTCCTTTCACAACAGGATCTAGATGGGTTCAAACTTCTTATAACAATAATTTCAGAAAACAATACGCTGGAATTGGTTACACGTTTGATTCCACAAAAAATAAATTCATATCACCTCAACCATTCGCATCTTGGTCGCTAGACTCTAATGACGACTGGCAAGCCCCAGTTGCATATCCAACAGTTACAACTTATGGAGATAATGTAAGATACATGATTTCTTGGGATGAAGCTGGACAAAGATGGACTGGTAAAGACGATCAAAATAATACATTCGCTTGGTCACCTGACACTTCATCTTGGATTGCTACAGGCAATTAAGTTAAAAGATTTTTAAACAGGAGTAGTGACTTATGGGATCACCCAATGGCGGTATAGTAGGAGTAATCAATCCAACATCGTTTGGAAAGTGTACTGTCACATCTCAAACATCATCTGGAACATTAACCACGCAACCTGGAACTAGACTTGCATCTATTGCAGTTGTAGCAGGAGGAGGTGGTGGAGGAAGTGGTACAACTAATAACGCTGGAACAGGTGGCGGTGGAGCAGGTGGATTAAGAACTTCAATATGTGTATCAGTTTGTGGAGCAACATCCTATCCTTTAACAGTTGGTGGAGGAGGTGCAGCAGGACCTATTTCTCCAGGAGTAAGTTTTGGAGCAAATGGTACAGATTCTGTAGCAGGTTTTCCTTCAAATCCAATTACTTCTAATGGTGGAGGTGGTGGAGGTGGAGCTTGGGGATCACCATTTACAGGTAGACCAGGAGCTTCAGGTGGAGGTGGTGGTGCAGGTGGTGCAGGAACTGCAGGAGGAACAGGAAATACTCCGCCAGTTAGTCCCCCACAAGGTAATGATGGTGGAATTTCTAATTCCCCAAATTTTGTTGTTGGAGGTGGTGGAGGTGGAGCTTCTGCTGTTGGAACAGCGGGAACACCAACACAAGCAGGTAATGGTGGAGCAGGAACAGATTTAACCCCAATATTTGGACCAGGACTTCCTAATTCAGGAGTTTATGCAGGCGGAGGTGGTTCTGGAATTTATACACCAGCTGGTGCTCCAGTAGTAGGTGCTGGAGGAACTGGAGGAGGTGGAGCAGGTGGACCTATTCCTGCAAGAACAGGAAATCCAGGAACAACTAATACTGGTGGAGGTGGTGGAGGTGGATCACCAAGTATACCTGCTAATGCAGCAGGTGGTTCAGGCGGTTCGGGAATCGTTATCGTAAAAGAATTAAACAAGGCAAGTGGTGTTTGGAATTTACAAAGTCAATTTAGTGCCGTGAAGCAAGGAACGTGGCCGAGATTAACAGTTTCAGTAGATTATTTAGTAGTAGCAGGGGGAGCAGGTGGTGGTAGTTTTTATTATGCAGGAGGTGGAGGAGCAGGTGGTTATAGAACTTCTTTTCCTGGTGGAACAAAATTAGTATTAGAAGGCGGATCTTATCCAATTACAGTTGGTGGAGGTGGTGCAGGTGGAACAGGTTGCGGAGGTGTAAGGGGAAGTTCTGGTAATGATTCAATATTTTCAACAATTACTTCTACAGGTGGTGGAGGTGGTGGTAGTTGGTCTTCACAAATATCAGGTGGAAATGGTGGATCAGGTGGAGGTGGAGGTACTTTTCCTTCAACATCGGGAACTGCAGGAACAGGAAATACACCACCAGTTAGTCCTCCTCAAGGAAATAATGGTGGAGCTGGAAGTGGTCCGGCTCAAATATCAGGAGGAGGAGGTGGAGCTGGAGAAGCAGGAAATACAGATGGTCAAGGATATGGTGGAGATGGTTCACCAAATAGTATTTCAGGAAGTGCAATATTTTATGCAGGTGGTGGAGGAGGAACGGGTGCTTCTGGAGTAGGAACTACACAACCAGGTGGAGATGGAGGTGGAGGAGCAAGCGGACGTTATTCACCTGCTGTAGATCCTACAGCTGGAACAGCTAACACAGGAGGCGGTGGAGGTGGTGGAGTTCATGTTTGTCTTCCTACCGCAGCATCAGGAGCATCTGGAGGTTCAGGTATAGTTATTGTAAGAGCCCCAGGTTCAGCAAATTTAGGAGCAAGTCCAGGTACAAACACAGTTACAACATTACCGGCACCAGCTGGAGGTTGTAAAGTGGCTACATTCACGGTTTCTGGAGATTTAACAATAAGTTAATTCACTCTTTACAAATCCTATAAAAATTAATATATAGTATTTAGAAATGAACTTACAGAATTACTATTACTATTTTCAAAGTGCACTTACACCTAGATTTTGTGATGAGTTAATTAAATATGGAATATCACAACAAGAACAATTAGCTCTTACTGGTGGTCAAACGACTAAAATTAATGAAGGTAAACCACTAGATGATAAAGATATAATAGATTTAAAAAAGAAAAGAGATTCAAATATTGTTTGGTTAAATGATCGTTGGATCTACAAAGAAATACAACCATTTATACATCAAGCAAATAGATTAGCTGGTTGGAATTTTGATTGGGATTTTTCTGAAAGCTGTCAATTTACAAAATATAAATTAAATCAATTTTATGATTGGCATTGTGATTCTTGGGAAACTCCATATGCAAATCCAGATAATAAAGATACAAATGGTAAAATTAGAAAATTATCTGTTACATGTTCTTTATCTGATCCGAAAGATTATGAAGGTGGAGAATTAGAATTTGATTTTAGAAATATGGATCCTGATAAACCAACAATTAGGAAGTGTGCAGAAATAAGTCAACGTGGAAGTATAGTAGTATTTCCTTCTCATGTATGGCATAGAGTTAAACCAGTTACGAAAGGAACAAGATATTCATTGGTTATTTGGAATCTTGGATATCCATTTAGATAATATGGCAAAAACAGATCAATTAAATTCATCAATTTATTTTAGTTCACCAGTATATTCTATAGAAATTCCAGAATGGGTAGATGATGCAAATAAAGTTTGTGATAAATATATAAAAGATGCTAGAAAAAATAATGTTAAAATTATTAAAGAAAGAGAAAAGAAATTTGGTAAAAAAATAGGAGATCACGGAATGAGTTATCATTCTACGTCATTAGTTGGAGATCCTGCTTTAAAAGAATTACAAGAATATATTGGAGCAACAAGTTGGAATGTTTTAGATCATATGGGATATGATTTAACTAACTATGAATTATTTTGGACTGAATTCTGGGTACAAGAATTTGGAGATAAAGGTGGAGGACACCATGAAGGTCATATACATTATGATAATCATATATCTGGTTTTTACTTTTTAAAATGTTCAGATAAAACTTCAATGCCAGTATTTCATGACCCAAGACCAGCTAAACTTATTACACAATTACCATTAAAAAATGAAACTGATATTACTTTAGGAACACACCAAATACATTACAAGCCAAAACCAGGTACAATGATATTTTTCCCAGCTTATATGGAACATCAATATGTGGTAGATGATGGTGTAGAACCTTTTAGATTTATACATTTTAATCTACAAGCTGTAAGAAGAATGATTACTGATACAGTAAGAACACAAGTTAAAACAGAAACTAAAAAGGAGAAAATATGAGTTTTAAAAAAGATAAGTATGTAGTTATTAAAGAAGCGATATCAGAAGATCTTGCAAAGTTTTGTTATGATTATTTCATGATGAAGAAGCAGGTCGCGCGCACGATGTTTGATAATAAATATATTTCACAATTTACTGAATACTTTGGTGTATGGAATGATCAACAAGTTCCAGATACCTATTCACATTATTCTGACATTGTAATGGAAACATTACTTGTCAAATTACTTCCAGTAATGGAAAAAGAGACATCTCTTAAATTAAACCCCAATTATTCTTATGCTAGGATTTATAAAAAAGGAGATGTCTTACATAAACATAAAGATAGATTTTCATGTGAGATATCTACAACTATGCATTTAGGTGGTGGTTGTTGGCCAATATATTTAGAACCCGATGCATCATTAGGTGGTGTTGATGAAAAGACAGGTAATTACAAAGCATCAAAATCTAAAGGTGTTAAAGTAATGTTACAACCTGGTGATATGTTGGTTTATAG